TTCGTCTGTCTGATTAGTCTTAAAATTTTATCATAGCTTTCCTGCTCTGAGTCCTCTGATGTAATAATATAAAATGCACCTATATCCTGTTCCTCTGGATTGTCAAAATCAAACCATTCGATAATATCCCCGTCTGGATAAATCGTTTGCACTAACCGCTTAAGAGCCGATTTTGTCCCTGCCATCATCCTTAGATAGATGGAATCCTTGATAATTTCTCGTTTTGTATCCAGCCGCATCGCCATGTCATAATAGCTGGCATTCATTTCTATAGCCATTAAATCCAGGATTTCGGATGGCTGGCTGTCAATGTCTGCATACAGTCTGATTCTGGATGCAAATATGAGCATCTTTTGCATAGCCATTTTATATGCATAACTGAGAGCGACAACATCTACTTTTTCCCGCAAATACGAAGGAAGCAGATCAGCAAATTCCCCATCCTGAAATCTAATCATTTTCCAAGCCTCCATATGTGATTTTGCTATCTGAAGATAATACGGCAATATGGTCATCCGCAATTACTGCAAAAGAAGGTGAAACTATCTCCACGCGCTTTGCTCCGGCCACAAGGATTTTTCGAACCAGTTCGTTGGGATTCATGTCGCGTCCAATGGCAGAACGCTGCCAGATAACCCATTCATTTACAGCCTTTTCCACTGCTGCCTGAATCGTCAACGCCCGGTTCTTATCACTCTGGTTAATATAATACGTCAGTTCGAGTTCATATTCCGTCACATCCGGATTCCTGATTATTACCATATCAGTCAGCATACGAACATCGCTCTGGTTCATTTTCTCCTGTAATTCCGTGATGGCTTCCTCACTCATCAGCGCTCCTCCATCAAGCAGACACATGATCTCAACCACCCTGGGAGACGGGCTTGTCACCCGTACTTCCGATATTGCGTTGTTGAAACGATGTACATAATATCTGTAAGCGGCCTCTGAACCGGCGCTTGAATAGGAATCCGGTGCCAGATAGATATCCTCCCGATAATCCTCATCGCTTTCGATATCCGCTCCGTTATCCGACGTTGTAACATTGTAGACCCGATCTATGAACGCCACATTATCAACCATTTTATTGATTTCCCCAATGGCATAAATATTACCTGCCGCCCCCTTTATGGTACAAGTCGCAGGAACGTTTATCTTCGTCTCTCCGGCTGAAATCTCCGCATATTCATCCGTTGCAAAATAGACTCCATCCCCCGCTGTCACTCGTGTTCCTGCCCTAATTCCAGTGGCGGATTCTCTAATTTCGTCCATTTCAAAACATATTTCAGTCGTGGCCGCGGATGCCGCCTTCCGTTCTACCCTCTTCAACGCTCCTAAATTTTCCAGATATTTTCCTACACTGTACTTTAACAATCCCATCTTTGCCGCATTGTCAATATGCATATATCCCTGAAAAATATAATAGGCTCCGGCCAGCAATAAAATCCTGTTATCATCCGCTGCTGCCAGAGTCACATCTTTTCCTGTGATTTCTTTTTTCTTTTCCCGGAACCAGGATACCATATCCGCTGCCAACTGTTCGCACGTATAATTATCTATAAAATTGACATCCGGATATTCCCTCAAAGCCTTTAATTCCTCGCTCATTCCACCTCATCCCCTTCCGCAAAAATTACCGCCGCCAGGCTTGTGCCATCCGTCTTATGTTCAAACTGAATCTCCTGCACCTGGATCCTCGGTTCATATCTGGCAAACTGCTCTGCTGCCTCAACGGTGTATTCACTCTCCATATCCTCAGGAACCTCGGAAAGACTTTCCCACCCAAGCCCCATTCCTCTCATAAGTGGAATGCTTCCTTTCGGGATATTGGCAATGTTGTTCAGGCATCGGACAATATCCTTCAACTCTTTTTGTTCCTCCTCTGTCTGAAGACTAATTCTCATGGACATTCCTCCGGTCAGTTGTATTCCAACATGGTAACATTAATGGTCATTTTTGCCACTTCCCCTCTTTTCATTACAACATCATAGGATTCTGACATTTTCGTTATGAGCGCCTGCCTTAGTATAATACGGCCGCCAATCACCAGAGGCGCCACTACTCCCTGGTTCATGTACCGAATCAGCCGCGCCTCTATGATACGCGGACGAACCCCTAACATGGCGTTGAGCGTCATGGAAAAACTGGCTGTCTGGAGTGCCTTCCCAACAAACTCCAGCTTTTCCCCGCCATTGACCAGGCTGTGCTTCGCTGTCCGGATACTTAACTCCCGTTTAAATCCGTCAAAAGTCAGAACCTTTCTGCTGCTGGTTTCAAAGCGAATGTACGCTCCCCAATTTCCAATCTTTGCCATCCTAGATTCCTCCTGCATGTGCTGCTTTGATCGCAAGCAATTCCGCCACAGATATACTTCCGGAAGCATCCCGAAGGACCATACTGTCTCCATTCACGATGATTCCTGCTTTAGGCATACCATTTCCGGCAAAAGTCCCCATAACAACCGCAGCTCCATTATCTAAATAAATAACCAGCACCATATCTCCCTTTTTTAGATTTGAAGAGACTCCACATGGTGTAAATACCGGAATCGGATTCGTGACCTCTCCGGTTCTTTCCGGATAATAAATGGCTGCCGTTCCATCCGTCTGGTTAAATGTACTGACATATCCGATACGTGCTGACATATTACTCACCTCTTAAATTCTTTTGAAGATTTTGTACGCATGAACTTTCATTTTATGCTGTTCTGCAATGGTATGCGTCACTTTATCCACGGCATACCACCCATCCATCGCCCCCATTCCCTCAATGCTGATATTGCATGTTGCCACAATATCCGGATTTCCCATGGCTGCAAAACTGAGTGTTGTCATCTTTTCATTCGCTGCATTGACTCTGGCCTTCGCAAAGATTAGTGCTTCCGCCTCACTGTCAGCTTTCTCTTCCAGCTGTAAAATCCGTGGTCCCTCACCAACTGTAACCTGAATGGTTTCTTTCTTCTTCCCATTTGTATAACCCAGGGAGGCCCCTGTATAGGTTCCATCCAGTGTCGTATTCCAGGAATAACTGTCCTCCATATCTTCCTCATGGAAGGTTGCTATTATATTTCCTGTCTTGCTCCCATTCTCGTACCAGCGTTTATCAAAAATCACCAGGGCCAGTTTATACACTTTAAGGCTCAGTCCCTGCTTTTCGCACATCCGGTTTAAAAATGTGCTGTCCGGCTCTGCTTTCTGCTCCACATCCTGTATTACTGGCTCTTCCCCCCAGTAAAACAGGTCTTTCATTTCATATTTTTTTCGAAACTCCTCGGCGATCTGCTTTAATGTAACATTTCCCCAGACCTTTGATACCTTTTCGCACTTGAATTTTTCACCCGCCGGAATCGAAACACCCTTAAGCACACATTGCCTCGGAGGGGCAGAATACGTCAGATCATCTAAGGTAAAATTCCCGCAGTGATAACGCAAACGGTCACCGCTTCTCTTCCAGTCCAGGAACCAGACTGTTACATCCAGATCCGCTCCCTTCTCAGGTTTTAAAGTATCCCGAATCCAGGCAGCGTCTCTTTCCTCAAAGCACAGGGATATCTCATCGGATACTCCGCAAGCATTATCTGTATAACTCAAACTTTTCAAACGTTCTGACAGCCCGACTTCCATGCCGTTATATAATACCTGGCAAACGGTTCTTCTCGCCCTATCCATTTAATTTCGCCCTCCATTCCGGATATGCCGCCGAGAGAGTCTGCTGCTCCATCTCTTCCTCCGTGGGAAGCTTTAAGACGATCCCCTCCGGAAATATCATGTAATCCAGGTATTCCCGGTTTTTATCCATTAACTGGGTACAAAAATATTCATTTCCGTATACTTTATATGCAATCAAATCCCAGGTATCCCCGCTGATAGTCATATATGTTTCAGGTATCTTCGCCATCATGCCTCCTTAAAACGCCAGGCGGGAACGGTCCCGTTCATAGCGATTCATGAATGAAACAAATCGTTCGTAATCTTCGGAAGAAACTTTTTCAAGCTCACTTTTCTGCGAAGTATCTGCCATCTGATAGACCGGTGCATACTGAATCATGAGTCGGCTGCTGTCCGTTTGATTCGTCACATTGTTTCCCACGCCAAGCTGCCTCCCGGCTTCCTCCCATATGGAGACGGAATGGGCTGAGCGATCCAACGGAATAAACGCTTCCGCTCCGGCTTCCGCGAACACGCCATAATGCGGCGTATCAAAGATTCCTCCGTCGGCATGCTTTTTAGGCTGGACATGATATCCATCCACACCCGTAGATGCCATGTCAAAACGAACATCCAAAACAGAATACACAGGAATCTTTTCAAACTTTTTTTGTGCATACTTCGTCACATAATTATATACACTGTCAACTCCAGTCTCTGTCTCTTTTGCGTGATCCGCAATCCCGTTTCCAATTGCAGGGGGCAGGGTTCCTCCTACATCCATGACAGATTCATAAGCGCTTCTATAAGCGTCACTATTACCGATCGCCCCGCCGATATACTCCCATATTGCATCCGCATCCCCTGTCAGAATGCTTAAAGTTTCTGCCTTCGTTAATGCATCAGAGATTCCCTCCGGTATTTTGCTTCCTGCTTCTTTTGCCTGCTCCCGGATCGTTTCCATCTGCTCTAAAGATGGGCGCATCGAATCCATAAGTTCCTCAAGTGCCATTTTTGTACTGTCTTTTAGGCTGTCGGAATCCAGGCCGGCTGACAACATGGAGGCGAAATAGTCCCCATATGTCTCCCCTATATTCCCGGATGCCTCCAATCCTGCAAATCCCTGTTCAATCGCAGAATCCATCCGTTCCTTGAATTCCGGCATGGCGGCATTAATTTCATTTTCATATGCGCTATACAATGTATCCAGCTGGAAGGATGCCGCACGCGACTGAATTTCAGCCACCTGATTTCTGTAATTTTCCTCAAACACAGAAATCATTTCTGCATACTGAGCCTTATTGATGGCCCCGTCCTCCAGCTGTAACTTCGCACCAGATATGTTCAGCGTCAAAGACTCCTCAAGACTGGCCGTCGCCGCATCTACCTGCGTCTGAATCTCATTTTGCAGGTTTTGGAACGTGTCCGCATCCAGGCTGCCGCCAGCGCTGTATTTAATCCCTATCGTCTCAATCTGTGCTTCGAACCGGCTCTCGGATAATTTGGCGGTAATATCCGCCATCTTTCTCTGCAGCTCATTGATCGTTGCAATCTCATCCATGGATAGAACGCCGTCTTTCATGCCCTCTGCATATGCCTGCCCGAGCTGATCTCCCAGATCTTTTAATTCCTGATTCAATCCGCTGTAATAATCATTGAACTGAGCTACAATCGACTGCCCCGTTTCATCGTCCCCGGTAAGGATCTGCAGATTCAGGTTCATGGCATATTGCTGCTCTTCTGCCATGCGGAGCGAATTCTGTACATACTGGTCAATCAGCTGGCCGTAAGAACCATTTTCTGCTTCAGAAAGCGTAATTCCCATTTCCACTTTCCAATTCAGCTTTTCTATCTCCTGCTGCGTCTTCCCCAGCCCCTTAGACAGATCACTGACTTTTGATAATGAATCCATAGAGGATTGAATTTTCGACAAATTGCCATTATCAATGATTTTTTCTGCAGCAGCCTCAAGTTCTGTCATGGAAAAAGTCACATTTCCAAAATGCTCCGACAGATCATTCTTCTTCAATCTCTCATTGGCCATCTTAGCCTGTGTGCTTAGCCCAACGATTGCTCCTCCGGCCAGCGCCGCTACACTTACTGTTGCCATAACAGGATTACTGCTCAGTGCAGTCCCTAACGTCTTTACCGATGCGGCAGCAGATGTCAGCGTCTCAACGACTTTCATGGATGTAATTGTTGTGGCAATTCCTCCCAGTGTGCCGGCAATTACGTCCGGATGGGCCATCATCCACCCGCCAACGGAAAGAAGAGGATCAGCAAATTCTTTTATCGCTCCGGCTGCCTCCGATAGCTGCCTCTTTACCGTTGGAATTTTTTCAATTACCGTACTGGCTGTATCCTCAGAGAAGGCATAAACTAACTTTGTTCCCTCCTGGGTAAGACGCCTCATCGGGTCCATCAGGCCATCATAAATCCGGATCCCTGCATCCTCCATAGCGGACTGAAAGATAGCGATATCTCCCTTTAAATTATCCATCTTCGTCGCCGCCATGGTTTCCAACGCTCCGTCGGCATGATACAGCTCATCTGATAGCTTGTCCCATTCCGTAACGCCGTCAGCTACCGTAGCGTTCAATCCTGCCAGCAGATCATTCAGTGCGTCAATATGCTGTTTTCCCCCGATAGCCGCCAGTGCAGCATTGCGCTCCTCTTCCGTCAGATTTCTGGTGGCGGAATCCACCAGTTCCAGCGTGTTTTTAAGACCGATAAACTTGCCCTGTGCATCAAAAGCACTAATTCCCAAGGCCCCCATCTTTTTTCCTGCTTGTCCGGTCCCAGAGGTGAGATTAATCAAGACTGCATTCAGGGCGTTTCCCGCTTCGGAACCCTTTATGCCCCTGTTCGCCATCACGCCCAACGCTGTGGCCGATTCCTGAATAGGGACATTTAAGTTTTTAAGAGAACCGCCCACCCCCAGATATGCTTCCATTAACTGTTCGGCCGTCTGGTTCGACTTATTATTTGCTTTTGCAGCCACATCAAGGTATCCGCTTAATCCGTCAATCTCAACCCCCAGCGCCGACATGGAATCCGTAACAAGATCAGACGTGCGGGCAAGATCCAGGCCCGTGGCCTCAGATAGCCTTAAAACGCCTGGAAGCCCTTTAATGGAGGTATCCACATCCCATCCAGCCAAAGCCATGTATTCGAGCGCATTGGCCGATTCCGTAGCTGTTTTTGATGTGGTCCTGCCCATTTCCATTGCCGCATCGCGAAGTTTTTCATATTCCGCCGCTGTTGCTCCTGCCGTCGCCGCAGTGGAATCCATCGCCGCTTCAAACTCAGAGCCGACATTTGCGCTTGCCGTTCCCGCGGCAATCAGGGCAGCTCCTGCTGCCGTTGCCCCTACCGCCACTGTGGATATTGTCGTTTTCAAGGCTCTCCAGGAAGCGTCGATCCTAGGTGCCGCCTGCTCCATGGCCGTCGCAAAGCTAACTTGGTCCCGGTTTGCATCAGCAGCCGCCTTTGAAATATCTCTAAGCTGCCGTTTCGTCAAGGTACAGGCATCACCAAGCGTTTTATCCACCATTCCGGCAATTTCTATTGCCAGCTTATATTCTCTTTGATTTGCCATCCCATTCACCCCTTCTTTGGCAGCATCTGCAGTATTTCAATAACTTCCCTTAATGGGAGGCTCATGAAATAATCCATGCCCGTATGGGTATACAGAGAAAGAGACAAGACCGCTCTTTTGATTTTTTTCACATCATCCGGTCTTATCCTCTCGCGTAAAAAAAAGCCCGTATCATCTCCCGAAGCCGGATATAGTCCCGCGCTTTCATGTTATTGCAATATTCCCAGGGCTTTTTGTTTACCCTTGCGGCAACCAGTACGGCATACTGCCCGGTTACTTCCGGACGTGCATAAGAATACCCCATCACACTCATCTGACGGTCAATGGCGCACATATCCGACGCTGACAGCTCCACAAGGCCAGAAAGATCAAGTTCCGACACTTCCATATCGTCGAACAGGAACGGATCCCCCAGTTTCAGTTTAAGATCAAACGTATCTTCGGTATTTTCCTCTAATCCCTTTTCTTCCATTTCCATCATTTCATCATGTCCTTTCCATACTTTTAAAACTGCCGCCCCGGGATACGCCAGAACGGCAGCCTCTTTTTACAGATTCATTCAAAATTAACAAAGTTTCCGGAGCTTTTCCATGTAATCCACTCCCTCAATCCGAAAGATACTGTTAAGCTTATCAACTTCAACCAGCTTCTTTCCATCAATCTCAAAGAGAACATAGGTACACTCAATCTGTACTTTGGTTCCCATGACATCTCCAGGTTTTAACGAACCCGGGGAAAGCTGCTTCGGGCGCCCCTTCACAACATAGCGGATCCCGGCAAAATCTGAAGTCCCTGTTCCCTTATTTGTGACCTGGATCGCTCCGCGCATATTCAGGGTCACAACCTTCATCGGATTGCATATTTTCATAACCGGAGTATAAAGAACCCGGAAAGGAACTTCCTGCGTAATGCTGTCATAATGCCCAACGATAGGAACATTATAAGAGCCTGAGATACCGGCCCCGGTGACTGTCGCGACTTTATTTGCCAGATCAGCCAGCGTCATCTCATCCGTAATACCAATAATCACGCTTCCCGAAGCATCATATACATTAAAATTATTGACTACTTCCGGAATAATCTGACTTGTAAACTCCATACTTTATTCACCTCCCTGTAATGCAGACTGGATTAACACCGGGTCAAATTCGATTATGTTTGTGATATGCTCTGCCGGTGTAAAGAAAGCAATTTTGGTATAAAACACAACCTGCCCGTCAAGAATACTTGCAATCGGATTATCTTCTTCTCTGAACTGGACTTCGCCTCCTGCGATATGCCCGCCGGATGTCAGACTGTTCAGATAGACATTCTCTGCATCCACC